CAAAAATTGGCTTTAAGACTCGTTACGGCATTGTTGCTAACCCATTTGCTGAAGGTCTTAACGCAGGTGTCGGTGCTCTCACCGTTAACGCTAACCGTTACTACAGACGTGTTGCTGTTAAAAACCTCATGTAAGCGAGACGCTTATATTTCTCAAAAGACTCTTCTTCGGAAGGGTCTTTTTTTTGCCTAAATATAATATATGGAGACCTGCACGAACTAATGGCACTTGCGAAAAGAAAATCACCCAAAGAAAGACCAGGAACTCCCATTGAAAATAGGAATTTCTTGTCTCCTACTGGGTTTAAATTTTCAATAAAAAGGTGTCCTGGCACTACTTTCTTTTGTAATAAAGCTAATATACCAGATTTAAATTTGGGTATTGCAGTGCAACCATCATACTTGAAAGACATTGATAGGCCTGGTGATAAAATTCAATTTGGTGATTTAAGTATTTCTTTTTTAGTTGATGAGGATCTAGTTAACTATATGGAAATACAAAATTGGATAAGAGGTTTAGGATATCCAGAAAACCTTGATCAATTTTCAAAATTAGAAAAAGAATCTATTATTGGCCCATCTGGAAAGTTTCAAGATATTTTTTCTGATGGGGTGCTACAAATATTAAGTAGTAATCAAGTAGCAAAATATCAAGTTGTTTTTAAAGACTTATTTCCATATTCTTTATCAACACTATCATTTGATGCAACTGATACTGATATCGAATACTTTACAGCAGAGGTATCTTTCAAGTATACTATATACAACCTAACTGATATACAAAATAATCCTTTATGAGCATTGATCTTGATAAGCTTCAAGAGATGTGGGAAAGAGATGCAAAGATCGATAGAGATAATCTACACGAAGAATCATTGAATGTCCCTTCTCTTCATGCAAAATACTTTGAACTTTATAATACTATCTTCTTATTAAGGAAGAAAGCAGAACAGCAAAGAAAAAATATCCGTCATGAACGGTATGAATATTTTAGTGGGAAAGCAGCACCAGAGGTGTATGTAGAAAATCCATTCCCGAAAAAAATAAGAGATAAAGATACCATGCAGAAGTATTTGGATGCAGATGAGAAACTGTCCAATACTTCACTAAAAATTGATTATTATGATACAATGTTGGTATACTTAGAAAGTATTCTTAAGGTGATACAGAACAGAACATATCAAATTAAGAATGCAATAGAGTTTATGAGGTTTAATTCTGGTCTTGGCTAATGACATATGTAACTCATGATTCTAAAGGAAATCCAAGGAGGGAAAGTAATCCTTGGCTAGAAGATACTCTTGAAAAAGAAATTAAACGTCTTAAAGAAGAAAAATTGGAGTGGGAAGAAACTTCTCGTGAAATTTTAAAGGAAATAAAAAGAATAAAAAAATCAAAAAGATATGGGAGTAAAAATAGTTTAAAACGTATTGAAAAAATGCTTAAATGTCTTCCTGAAATAAAAAATAGACATTATAATATATCAATGAGAATAGGAAAATTAGAATGGGATTATTGTAATATAGTAAAGATTATTCATGAAGAATGCGTGTGTGATGATTGTGATTGTAAAAAAATAAACATAATACGTTTTCCAAAAACCTACGTTCATTACGCTAAAAAAGAATGTAGTAAGTGTGGTAGATGGCAAAAATTTCTGAAGCAAGAAGAATATGCAGAGTTGACAGGGCTTGACATAACTTCATAAATACCCATAGATGAATGGGTCTGTGTGATTGATACGTCTGTTAACCTCGTTATTTCTAAATCAAACGAAGTATTTTTAAAAATAGATACAGAACCTCATATCGAGTATGAGCTAAGGGATCACTTTACCTTTGAGGTAGAGGGTGCAAAGTTTATGCCTCAGTATCGAAATAAGAAATGGAATGGAGAGATTCATCTTTTCGATATGAGATCAAAAAAAATATATGTTGGTCTTTTACATAGAGTTGTAGATTTCTGTAAGAAATATGATTATACTTTTAAATTTGAAGATAACCAATATTATGGAACTCCTTTTGAATCAAATGAAGGGATATCATATGAGGGTGTTCGAGATTATATGCAATCTATCTGCTCCCATAACCCAAGAAAATACCAAGTTGAGGGAGTACACGATGCACTAAAACATAATAGAAAACTACTGATATCACCAACTGCTTCAGGCAAATCCTTGATGATTTATTCTCTAGTAAGATATTACGTTGATAAAGGGCAAAAAATATTGTTAGTTGTTCCGACGACATCTCTTGTAGAGCAGATGTATAAGGACTTTGAAGATTACGGATGGGACGCTGGCTCATGGTGTCATAAGATTTATTCTGGAAAAGAAAAAACCAATGAATTTGCAGTTACTATAACTACATGGCAATCTGTCTATAAATTAGAGAGATCCTTTTTTGAAGAGTATAACGTCATCATTGGGGATGAAGCTCACTTATTTAAAAGTAAGTCCTTAGTATCTATAATGACAAAATTGCATCATGCAAAATATAGATTTGGATTTACTGGAACTCTAGATGGAACTCAAACTCACAAATGGGTATTGGAAGGATTATTTGGCCCTGCATATAAAGTAACTCGAACAGATGAATTGATGAAACAAGGTCATTTATCGCAATTAGATATTCAATGTCTTGTTCTTAAACACTCTCCACAAAAATTTGAAACCTATCATGATGAAATAGAATATCTGATATCACATGAACAAAGAAATAATTTTATAAAAAATTTATCCTTAGATCTTACAGGTAATACTTTAGTTCTGTTTTCACGAGTTGAATCACATGGTAAGGTTCTTTATGATTTGATAAATAATAATAAATCAGATGATCGTAAAGTATTCTTTGTTCATGGTGGCGTAGATGCTGAAACAAGAGAATCAGTGAGGGAGATTACTGAAAATGAAAAGAATGCGATTATCGTTGCCTCTTACGGAACCTTCTCTACTGGTATTAATATTAAAAATCTTCATAATGTTATCTTTGCTTCACCAAGTAAGTCTAGGGTTCGCAATTTACAGAGCATAGGAAGAGTTCTTAGAAAAGGCTCTAATAAGATAAAAGCAATACTATATGATATTGCTGATGATTGCTCAACTAAATCTAAACGCAATTATACTTTAAATCATTTTATAGAAAGAGTTAAAATCTACAATGAAGAAAATTTCAACTATGAAATATTAACAATTAATTTAAGAGGATAAATGGAAGACGATTTTTACGCAACAATTAAATTAAAAACAGGTGAAGAAATTTATGCTGTTGTAGTGGCTTCTGAAGAAGAAAATAGAACTATGTTAGTCATTCATAATCCTGTAATAATAACTGCTATTAAAACAAAAAATACTACCGTCGGATATCGTCTCGAACCTTGGTTAAAAACAACAAGAGAAGATATGTTTGTAATTAATATGGATAGTGTTATTACAATGTCTGAATCTATGGATGATGAAATGATAATGATGCATCAAAACTTTTGTAGAGAAACTGGTAATTTACCAAAAGCTAAGATGAATCGTAAGATGGGATATTTATCTAATGTAAAAGATGCTAAAAAAATATTAGAAAAGATCTATAAAGATAGTAATAGTAATAATAAGAGCTAAGCCATCCTTAACATCCTGGACAGAGTTATCATAATAAAGATTTGAATACTTGTCAAGTCTCTTTAAAAATGTTATAATATCTACATAATAGTGTTAAAGATTTATGGCAATAATTAAACCTATGGCTAAACGCAAAAGGTCTGAGCACTATGTGAATAATAAAGAATTCCTTGCTGCTCTAATTAGATATCAAGAAGATATTGAAATCGCTAAAATTAGAGATTTACCTAAGCCAGTTATACCAAGATACATAGGTGAATGTTTTTTAAAGATTGCAAATCATTTATCATTCAAACCAAACTTTGTTAACTACATGTTTAAGGAGGATATGATCTCCGATGGCATAGAAAACTGTGTCCAATATATACATAACTTCAATCCTGAGAAATCTCGTAATCCATTTGCATATTTTACACAGATCATACACTATGCATTTTTACGCAGAATCCAAAGAGAGAAACGTCAATTAGAAATTAAGAATAAGATTA